TAGCCGTTCTTCTACGTTCCACACGCTAAATGCGCAGCGGACTCCATCAACAATAGCTGACGTACCCCGAATAAGATTACGCGCTTGTTCTGGTGTTGTGACGGGATCGTTGTCTTTGATTTTAGCCATGTGGTGATTAACCATGACCGTAGCACCTGTTTCAGTTGAGATTTGTGCAAGCATACCCATGAATGCGGCTCCAGCAGCGGGATCAGCGTTTACATCTGCGTGAACGAATGACGCCATTGGGTCAATGACCAGCAGTGCGAGGTTTTGCATTTCTAGTATTTGGTCGTAGATGCGTCCAAATTCTTCGCCCATAACGTAGCTATTGTCGATCTTTTGCATGATTGGAAACACACCGCCGAGGTTGGGTAACGGTAGGATTTTCAAATTGTTCGGGTATTCGCGGCGCTTACCCATAGGGTCCATGCGTTCAATCCGCCTGTGCATTTCGTCTTTATCATCTTCTGCGGACAGAATGATTGCATCCCCAAATGTGGATACCATGCCCCCGAAAGCTGATTGCATAGGTTCGCCCGATGCGACTTTCATTGCGAGGTCTAGGGTCATCATACCTTTACCGCTATCGCCAGCGGCGGCGAATATGGTTGGAACTCCTAGCGGTATTGTGCCGTTGATTAGATACTCTTGTTCGGGTGCGCGACCTACGAAGTAAGTCCCGATGTTTAGGCTATCGTCCAGCAGATGTATTGGCTTTTTGATTTTGCTTTGGCTGTTACGAATAAACCTGTGAACGTCAAATTGTTCGTCTAGTGCGTCTGCGGCATCCCACTTTTCGGGCTTTCCGAATGGCGCACGAAGCATGAGAGTTGATTTGGCCCCCGCTTCTTTGGCGAGGCGTTCTACGAGTGCAGCCAAGTCCCGACCAGCTTTATCGTTGTCGGGCCAAAGGATTACGTCTTTGCCTTCAAGTGGTGAGAAATCAAACTTATGGGCGACACGTTCCGATAGCATGCCTGCGCCCCCGATAGTACAGGTAGCTGCAAAGCCCATACCGATTAATGCTTCTGCGCATTTCTCGCCTTCCGCCCATATAACTGTTTCTGCATCCAAAATGTTCGGGATGTTATATAGGGGTCTTGGTTCTGGCAGACCCATGCGCCCGTTCATAAACTGGCGGAATTGTTTTTTAACTTCGCCGTCTTCGATTTCTTCCACGTATTTACGGACTGTAACAAGCACAACGCCGTCAGCGTCAGTGTATGTATATTCATCATCGTAGGGCGTATCTAGCGTGTAGGTTTTTTTCTTGGCAACTTGTTCGGGTTGTTGCAGCGGAATTGGTTCCGGGCTTGGTCTGTTGGCAAGTTCGGGTTTGATTGGGTTTTCTGGCGCTGGCTCTTGTGGCGTTCCGAGGAACGATTGATAGTGCGCGGCGACTTCTCTGCTAGTCCAGCCCCGACCTTCCATGAGGATTTTGGTTATACCCCCGATGCCATCACCTGTGGCCCAATCCTGACCGCGCATAAAGTTGGGGCCATGAATATCTATGTTGATTTGCAGCGAACTACCCGCTTCACCTTGGAACGACCCGATCATAAATGTAGTGCCGTGACGCACACCATTTGGGTATGTATCGAACAGGTCTTGAAGCTGTGTTGTACGTGGCACAAGGTCAGAAATTTTATCTGTTAGTTGGCTAGTTGTGTTGCCAAAGCGGAGTATCGTCATTATATTGTCCTTATCACTCATCCTGATACAAAATGTGGGGTGTTCCGATCAGCCTTGGAATGCCCCACTATTGTAATTATTCCCCCCAGCACGAATCCTGAAACTCACAGAACTTGCAAAGAAAGAAATCTTTGCTTTGTGCGATGCGTGGTAGAATGTCATTTGCTTTCGCAGCCGTCAAGATATTTACGGCCCTATCGCTGGCTTCTTGCGCAAGCCCTTGATCGAAAGGGATTATTTCATAATATATCTCGCTGGTGTTTTTATTCACTACGGTGAACAAACAAGGTGTTTCTGTTAACTCCATGTAGGCTTGGTATAACGCCACTTGGGTAGCATACACTGGATTAGCCTTAGCAACGCCGTGCTTTTCAAACGCTTTAAACTTGCTGTCGTTGGCTGATTTGCATTCCCACAGCATAGGATACTGCGCTTTTACCGGCCCATCACAGACCACACCGTCTATGTGACCGCGTATTTCACCATCAGCGATAGAGAACCCGAACTGACCGCCCATCTTGTCTTCTGTGCGTAGGTCAAACCCTGCGTCCCGTATCCACTTGGCGGCATAGTCTTCGATGTTATGACCGAACTGAAATATCCGCAGTGTTCGTGCGGTAAATTCCTTGCCACTATCAATAGGTTTGTTGAGGTATCGGTACTGTATTTTGCGTGAGCATTCATCACCGATACTGGATGCACCGATATACTTACGCCGCTCACGTTTCTTTTCGCCTTTTACAATCCCCTGATCCACAGCCTCTTTAATTTGTTCGGCTACTGGGTCTGGTTGCCTAGAATGGGATTGAAGTAGAAGGCCAACGGCCTGTTGACTTATAGTAGGCTTCTTCAAGGTTTCCGACATTTACAGTCTCCGTTAAATCTTTTGCTTCTTGCAGCGCGAATATCAGCACTTGCACTTGCTCTTCGGTCAGGTCGCAGAACCGCGTTCCCCATCCGAAGTATCCCAGTATGAAAGACAACTCTTCCATTGGGTTTTGCGCGGACTCAGATTTGTAGCTCAATGTACTGTTCCTTCTTCTAACCCGAACAACTCTGCGGCTTTGTCGAATAGCCCCTCATCTGCATCCGGGTTTTGAAATATTGCGTCCGCAATTTTTTCTTTGTTTACGAATACTTTTGCGCAGCCACCGATGCAGAGTTTTTTAGAATGTTTCATATGGTCATTCACTGCTTTTTCTGCGGCTTTAGTAACCTTTTCGCCATCGTTCCAATCTGACACAAACGCAACGATTTTGTATTCTTCACAGGCAAACTCGCTGTTGTCGTAAACTATGGCTGTTAGTTCAAGTTCTATTCGTGCCATCGTCTCTTCCTTTTTTGATAGCCAACTCGCCGCCACAGGCCATGTAACCACATGCGTCTACCCAGTTGTCAGGATTGCTTTTGTTAGATTTCAGCCGTGCTATTTTTAACAGCGTCATCATCACTGCAACGTCAGTCGATGTGAAAGACCATTCGCCGTTGAAGTAAATTTCCCACAACGCTGCTATGGACTCAAAGTTGTCTTCCATATCACCGTGCGTGGCGTCACGATCTTTGGTGACGTACTGCTTTGCCGTATCTAATATTTCTGCCCGTTTCATTCAGCTATCCTCTCCACTGCTGCGTCTATTTGTTCTTTGTTCCACAGATAATTTAGCCAGCATGCGGCTTTGTATTTCGTCCATGAGAAATCCATTGCGCTAACTTGCACACCACCTCTGCGTAAGGCGTCACGTTGCTTGTCTGTGGCTCTTTCATTGAGCCAGCGTTTAGATTTGTTGGCACCGCTGCTGTCTTCTATTTCACGCATGAAGTCATCTGCGGCTGACATGGCTTGCACTTTACCGCCAATGGCGACTGAGCGCACCTTGCGCCCGTTCTGAGCCTTGACTAGCCCAATAGATGTATCGCCTACTGTGCCGACTACACCAAAGCCATTGAAGCCCATTGCCATGAGGCATGAGCCGTTGCCAAATATGTCCATCCATAGGAACGGCGATAGTTCCATGAGGTCGTATTCTGTTAGCGTAAATTCTACTAACTCCGTTTTTTCTTCGCCTATAAACTCATAGCCACACGATAAACATATCTTTGAACTTAAAGGGCTATGGAACCCGCATTCTGGACATTCTTTTGTTGGCGCTTCTGCGTTCGGGTCTTTAGGTCTACCATCAAGATTAGCTGCTTCATCCAGCGCACCATGCGTTAGAATGCTTCTACCGAAGTCTAACACAACGCAGTCTTTTTTAATCTGGTCAGGATAAATCTCTGGGTCCAGAATGCGCAGACCGCGCCCAATCATTTGCACCATCGTTGATTTAAAAGAGCAAGGTCTGGTTAGAATTACGCAAGATACAGGCGGTGCATCAAAGCCTTCAGTCAAGACTGCTACGTTTACCACAACTTGTACGTCACCAAACTCAAGGTCATGCAGTATTTGTTTACGTTTTTCTTTAGGCGTTTCTCCGATAACCATTTCAGCGTTTATATCGTTTTCAATAAAAATATCTAAAAGATCAGTAGCATGCCGTATGGTTGAACAAAATATAACAGTCTTGCGGTCTTCTGCGTACTCTTGCCACTCAGAAACCACACGCTCGTTAATGACGCGCTTATTCATTATTTGCTCGACCTCATCCATGTCGAAGTCATTGCCGCGCCGTGTGACCCCTTCCAGAGCCTCTGTGACGCCAACATCGACAACGTAAGCCTTCGGTGGCACCAGAAAGCCTTCACGTATCAGCGTGGCTAATTCTATCTGGTGTGAGCAATTATTAAATATACTGCGCAGACCTTTACCATCCCCGCGATTAGGCGTGGCTGTAAAGCCAACTATCTCAGCGTGTTCGTTGTCTTCTTTGACCGCTTCGATAATCCGCATATAGGTATCAGCGGCTACATGGTGGCTTTCATCTACAACAACCATATCAAACTTGGGTCTGTGGCGCAGATTGTTTTCGCGCGACAGGGTTTGCACCATTGAGAATATGGTATCACCGTCCCACTTTTTAATTGTGCCATTGACG